ACGCCAAGATTTGCACGTTTACGATTAGACTTCAAATTAAGCGGTTCGGTATCGAATGCAAAACTCGGACAATTAACTAATATGCGACATTATGCGGGTGGAAGTTCTACGTTTCACGCTATTAGCGTAGGAACACATCAGGCATTCGTTACGATAAATGCAGATGGAGAAATATTTGTAACATCGGTGGGACCTGTTGCGAGTAGTCAAGTTTTACGAACATATCCAATACTTATACTTGAATGAAAAAGGGATTATACAAATATAAGGTTTCAGACCTCGAAGCGGGGGTACATACATTTGACTTGTACGTGAATGGCGAAAAGACTTCAACGGCAACAGCTATAATACGTCCGTTTTGTTTGAATAGTAAGTTAGTAAAATACTTGGATTCAAAAGGTAGGTATCGTTTTTTTCCTTTCAATGACTTGTGGCAATTGTCAAAACGTGTAAAAGTAATTGGCGAAAAGGGTTATTTTGTTACCTCAACACAAACAGGGCAGTCCGATAGTCGAGTGATAGGGTATGAACAAAATAAAGTACTATCACTCACAGCTGAAGAAGTCAGCCCTATTGAATTAGAAAAACTATTCGAGATTTACGACAGCCCACGCGTTTACTTGTACGTTGGTTCGGGTACTGATGAAGAAAAGGACTGGATAATAGTGCGAGTAACTGGGGACAATATTGGACGTACAAGAAAACAAAGAAACACAAAGATTAGTATAAACATAGAATTACCGACAGGATATGCAGTTGCTGAAATTTAACGGGCAAACGGTTGACATTGATAATGAAACGTCAATAGGTATAACTTTTCAGGCTTATGATTTTTCAGACCCTGCAAAAAGAGTTGTATCTGTTAGTAATTCGTTTACTCTGCCTGCAACTGCTAACAACTTGCGAGTAATCGAACATACGGGGAATGCTCAAAGCACATCATTGATAGTGTATGATTCTTTATTATGCGATTATTGGATTGATAATTTTAAAGTAATTGACGGGGGGAAGGCTCGAATAACTAAAATAGGAAAAAGAATAGAATGCTTTTTAACAGAAAAAACAGATATTTGGGATACGTTAAAGGAAGTAAAATGGTATAAATTTCAAGAAACATTACTTACTTGGCTTCAATCTAAAGGCGTTCCATCAAATTTAGAGCCTTATACTGGAGAATTTGCAGACTTTATAGAGCCTTACACTAATTCAACAAGCGGATTAATTATACCATATTATTTGGGGAATATTGGTATGTATTCACAAATCGAGGGGCAGCCTGCAGTAGAGAATGTAAACGAATTATATTTGTCTCATACATCAAATGTTTACGAAGACGGTAACGGTAAAGGCGGACATATATGCGTATATTTAAAGACTATATTTGAATGTTTAGAAGAAGTTTACGGCGTAAATTTCGGAGTAAATGAAACATTTGATAATAATATATTTGACGATGAGATTTTCAAACGCATGTATATACCTGCTCGAATGCTTATATGTGAAGTGATAGACAACATCACAAAACGATTTTATTTTAAATATTCAAACCTACCATTTATTCCTCACGAAATCGAAAATGATTGTCAAGATAAGACAATGTACGACTTAATTAGCAACATATTTAAGCACTTCAATTGCATAATCGACAAAGACGAGCATTATTTTATACATCGGTTTGACGATATAGAAAATGCACCTATCGTTGAATTATCGAGTGAATTTGTAAGTAAAGAATTTAATCCATCTATTCCCGGATATGCTCAAATGAATAGAATTAAGTTTGAGAAAGTTTACAAAAACGGCAGTGAACTATTGAACTCGAAATTAATAGAGTGTAAAAATAAGAATATAGACAAAGAAAAGGAGCTGTTTAAAATAGACGGATATATAAGTAAAGGGCTTATTAATTTAGCCCCCGACCTTTCAGATGAAGAGGCGTTTGATACATTTAGTTTTCTCATAGATAACGGAACAATATCGGCGAATGTGGTCCTTTATCAAAATGATGTTAGTTACGAAACAACACCAATTACTTTAAAAAAATCGGCACACTATTCATTAGATGACGAATATAATACGTTATCAAAAATGGTTGAGTACCCTGTTTTGTATAAGGTTGAGAAATGGTTGAACTTAAATGATATATTTCAGTTGAAATTTTTTCGCAAGTATTTTATTCGCGAATTGAACGGGTACTTTTTCATAAACAAAATAAGCGGGTACAATCCAAAATCGCAAAAAGCAACAACGATTGAACTAATAAAAATTTAATATGGCAGAGATAATTAAAATAGCAGAAATAGACATCGACTACTCAAAGGCGGTAGAGGAATCTGTACGACTTAAAGATGAGATAGATAAGGTGAGAGCAGATTTGAAAGTACTTGAATTACAGGGAAAACAAAATACTGCTGAGTATGTAAATCAATCGGCTAAACTAAAGCTATTGAATGACGACTTACGCCAAAATGACAAGTTTTTAAAAGATGTTCAAGGAACGCAACAAAGTGGAATAGGCACCATCAAAGAATTGGAAAAACAAAATGCAGCTTTACGTGCCGAACAAAAAAACCTCAACCTAACAACAGCTGAGGGGATAAAAAGAAATAAGGAAATTGTCGACCAAATAAATAAAAATACAGAGGCAATCAAAGGATTTTCAGATGAGCAGAAAAAAGGATGGATGAGTGTAGGGCAATATACTAATGCTTTGAATGGATTACCATTTGTTCAGGCAATTAAAGGTTTTTTGGGAATGGCAAAAGCACTTAGCGAAATATCATTTGCTCAGGCAATTAAAGGTTTTTTGGGAATGGCAAAAGCAGCAATGGCTTTTATAGCAACTCCTATCGGTGCAGTAATAGCTGCTGTTACAGGGGCTGTTACGTTATTGGTTAATGTGTTTAAAAATTTCGACCCGTTGGTTGACAAAATAGAACAGAGCTTGGAAGCATTAAGTGCTTCGTTTACTTGGGTAAAAGAATCTGTTATAGGTCTTATTACTGGTCAAAAGGAACATAATGAAACTATGAAAGAGGCTGTTAATAGAGCTATTGAATTGAAAAAAGCAGAGCAGGAATTAGATGACATGAATTTGCTATTAATCGAGAGCAATGCGAAATCAAAAAGGCAAATAGATGAACTTTTACTACAATCAAAAGATAGAACGAAAAGTGAAAAGGAACGAATGGCATTAATCGATGAGGCTTTAAAAATCGAGGAACAAGCATACTTGAAGAAAAAAGCAATTGCAGATAAAGAATACGAAATAGCTTTAAACAAAATAATAGTAGGTCGTAATCTTTCAAAGGAACAAATACAACAATTAAAGGAACAGGGAGTTCAGGCTGCAATAAACTTAAAAGAAACAAAAGCTGTAACAGATGAGGAGATAGAGGCATTTGCGAATGCAATAGCAAAACGCGAAGCGGTATTAAATGAATCTGTTGCAATAAGAGAAAAGGCAATCAATAGACAAAATGCATTAGAAGAAAAAGCAATAGAAGAAGAAAATAAACGTCAAGCCGAAAGAAAGCAAAGAGAAGAAAAACTACGTGCAGAAAAAGAGAAAAGAGAAGAAAAAGAACGTAAACGAAAAGAGGAAGAAACAAAACAAAAGGAAAAACTCGCTCAAGAATCAATACGTAATTTAGAAATCGAAGTTGAAATGTATAAACTTCGTAATCAAACTATTTTAAAAGACGGGGAAAAACTAACACGCGAATTAGTAGATGAAGAAAATAAACGTTTAGAAGAAATATATAAAAAGGAAGTTGCATATTTAGAAGCTCAAAATCTTTCACAAAATGAATTTGAATTGCAACGATTACAATTGAAATTAAACTATGAGCAACAAACGCAAGCTAATTTAACGGCTTTACGTGAACAGAACGAGGCGTTAGAATTAGAACGAATAGAAGCGAACTATCAAAATGAATTAGCACTTGCAGAGGGTAATATATTTGCAGAATTAGACCTGCAAAAACGAGGTCTTGAAATGCAACGGCTGCAGGAAATTGATGCAGCAAAACGAACAGGTGCAGATGTCAACCTAATTAATCAAAAATATGCAAAAGCAGAAATAGCGATTGAACGGCAAAAACAAATGGCGAAGTTTAGTATAGTTTCGGGATTTGCTCAAAATGTTGCAACTATATTTGGAGAATCGACAAAAGCAGGAAAATTAGCATCAGCAGCTGCAACAACGATAGACACAATATCTTCGGCAATAGGGGCATTTAGAGCAGCTCAAAACCTCCCATACCCTTACAACTTTATTGTTGGCGGTGCAAGTGCTGCAGCTGCAACATCTCAAGGTATAGCTGCGGTTAAAAAAATATTGGCGGTAAATCCTGAAAGTCCAACAGTTCCGACGGGTGGCAGCTACAACACGCCTGCAATATCGCAGACAATAGGAAGCACTCGAGATACGGAACAGGATATGAGCATAAGTGCCGGGATATTAAATAGAGGAGGGCAAACTAAATACGAAGAAGTTAGGACTGTTGTTGTTATTGACGAAGTTACAGCAGCACAAAATACACAAAATCAAATAAAAACGGCATCACAAATATAAATTTATAATAATTTTTCATAAATATTTGATTTTTCATTACAATTTGTTATATATTTGTACAATTTAATTACAATTTGTTATATGAGATACATAATACCGATACATGGCGAGTTAGAATTTGAGAAAAGAAACGACACTTTTACGCTCAATGACTTTTTATTGCATCTAAACAATGCCAAAAATAGTGAAGTAATTCATTTGGATATTTCGAGCATTGGCGGTTATGTAGAGGTTGCAGATAAAATAATAGACTTGTTGAAAAATAGCGGTAAAGTAATAACAGCATCGAACAGTGGGCATGTTATGAGTGCTGCAAGTCTTATATTTATGAGTGCGAGTGTTCGCACATTCGACCCTACTAAAGGCGATTTTCTTATTCATAATGCATGGGTTGAGGTTCAGGGAGAGGCTTCGGAATTAGAACGACAGGCAAAGGAATTGAGAGCGATAGAAAAAAAATATGCACAAATATATTCACAAGTTACCGGTGTAGATATTTCAATAATTCAAGAATTAATGAATCAAAATACACCTTTAACAAGTGAGCAAATAGAATCTATGAACTTTGCTCATATTTTAAAAACGGAATACAAGGCAGTTGCGAAAATTAACTTAAAATTAAATAAAATGACAGAGGAACAAATCAAAGAAAATTTTGATACGTTGGGCGATAAAATACTCAACGGAATCAAATCACTATTCAAGCCGAAAGCGTTGGTAATTGCTGATGCAAATGGAACTGAATTAACTATGCCCGATATTAACGACATTTCGGAGTTAAAAATCGGTGTAGCTGCAACCGTTAACGGAGAGCCTGCAAACGGCGAATATCCACAACCTGACGGTACTATTCTTAAATTTGAAGGCGGTGTGTTAGTTGAAATCGTACCCCTTCAAAATGAAGACGTAGATGCGTTAAAGAAAGAAATCGAAGCATTGAAATCTGAAAATGAAGTATTGAAAACTCAAAATGAGCAAGTAAGTGCAAAATTAATTGAAATTGAAAAAGATGTAAAAGAATATAAAGCTTTGGCATCGAATTTCAAGCCAAAACCACAAACACCAACAGACGGAAAAAAAGCAACATTCACTTATAAAAAGAAATAAAAAATGGCATCAGTAATTGACATTAGCGGGTTGACGTTAAACCCAAAGGAATCGACAGAATTTCAGAAATTCGTTATCGAAAACACGTTTGAAAGACCCGAAATAAAAGCACTTCATACGGTGTATACGGGCGTAAAAATGAAAGAACAAATAGTTTTAGCCGGTCAACTTGGATTGAGTGGCGTAAAAGGTGGTGCATGTACCCGTGTATCAAGCGGTGCAAAATCGGTATTAACACAAAAATACTGGGAGCCTGCCGGAATTGAAGACACATTCGTACATTGTCAAGCAGACGTAAATGCGTTATTCAAGGCTTACTTTGACAAAATCCAATCGTACAAAGAAAAATACGAAATAACCGGTTCGGACGAAGAAGTATTTTTATCTTTGATGTTTGAAAATGCAATCAATCCTACTATTTACCGAGCTGCTTGGTTCGGAGATACTTCGGTTGCTGCTGCTACTGCTTCGGTTGCAGGGTTAAAAGTTGCGGGTAACATTAAATTCTTCGATTATTTCGATGGTATTTTAGCACAAATTTTTGCAGGCGTAACAGCCGGTTCAATCGAGCGAGTTACTATCAATGAAAATTCATTGAATACTATTGCTGGTCAATTGAACTTATCGAGCGGTTATGCTGTTCAAATCTTTGAAGAGATGTGGGCGAAAGCTGATGCACGTTTGAAAGCTGACCCGGATGCAATTTTCTATACTTCAAATTCGATGTGGGAAAATTACCGACAATATTTACAATCGAAAGGTGAAAACTTTACAATCGAATATACTACGGACGGTTTGAGCAAAATTCGTTGGAACGGAAAAAAAGTAGTAAACATGAATACTATCATAGATATTACTTCACAAGCTTATTTTGTAAATAATACTACCGACAATGCTTATTGGTTACCTAACTTGGTTGTATTGTCTACTCCAATGAACTTACCAATTGCGACATTGAACGAAAATGACTTCAACGAAATGGAAGTATGGTATGAGAAAAAAGAAAGAGCTACGTATATGGCTTATGGTTTCTCACTTGATGCAAAAGTAGTTGAGGATTACATGGTAGTTGCAGCATACTAAAATAAACGGGGGTGTAAAGCCCCCTATTTTTAACTTTAAAAAATAAACACATGAAAAAAATAATTGGATTAATAGCAATTTTGTTAGTAACTGCAATAAGTTACGGACAAACAGTAGTAAACAACTCTGCAAACCTTGTTAAAGGGGCAGGAAAAAATGACACTATCACAAAAGGACAAACAGTAAATACTGCATTCTACGTTTCGCCTTATTGTGAAAAAGCGTCCTTTCAAGTAACGGCGACAAAAATTAGTGGATATACGAAAGTAAATTACATTTTAGAGAAATCTTACGACTATGCAACTTGGTATCAAATCGACACAGTAAAAATTTCAAGTTCAGCTGCTGTCCGTAAGGGCAAGATGGACATAAAAGATGTAAATGCTCCGTATGTTAGAATTAGAGCGGTAGGTATTGATTCTACGCAAAAAAACAGATACACGTATAATGTAATTCTTAAAAAAGCACAATAATGACTTGCGAAACTAAAATATTCAAAGATATTACAAGTGATTGTAATATGCCAACCCCGGGCATCGAAGTCGAAGCTTGGGTGTTCAATCGAAGTGAAATAAGTACTACTTATTCAAGTGCTGACACAAATCAAATTACAGATATATCAATGATAGGCGATGCAACAGCATTCAAAATCAAAGGTTATAAAAAGAATTTGAATTGTGGTTCTGATGTTGTTGTGGCAGATGACATGCCAAAACGATTTAATCACTATTTCTCGTTCAAAAATTTCGAGTTTGGTACAGAAAGCCTGCGAAACGTGGACAATTTAGATGACTTATGTATCGTTGTTGAGCGAAAAGACAAGCCTTCAGACGGCGACGGTATATTTGTTGGATACGGATTCAAAAGCGGATTGTTCGTAAGTACGGATACTCATAGAGCTTGGGAAAATAACGGAGTTCGTTCTGTTGAGATGACTTCAATTGAGGGCGGTTATGAGCCTCACAGTCAATATGTGGTATTCAAGGAAGACCAAACAAGCCCATATACAGCAACTAAAACAATGCTCGACGGTTTACTTCCCAAACCCAAACCCACAGTTCCATAATGATAGATGAAGTAAAAAAAATACTATCACATAGTTCGGGGGAGGTAATAGCAGACCCCGAACTATGTTTTTCGCTCATAAAATGCTATTCAAGACTATATAAAGGGGGTTGCTCTGTTAGAACTTGTAAAAATTCACTATCTTTGTATTATAAAATATTACAAAAAAACGGTATCGAAATGGCAACAATCAACGAACAAGCAAAAGAAAGAACATGTGTACCTGCCTTTAAAGGCATAAAGTACATATCACGTGCAGCGAAATATTTCAATGCTGATTTATTAACTGATAGAGATGCGATTTTCTTATTAAAGCACAAATGTTTAACCGAAGAAGACTTTATTAAATTACCTACTGGCTGGAATACAGGTCAAGAAGACTGTATTAAATCACCTACTGGCTGGAATACAGGTCAAGAAAACTGTATTTTAGAGATTGCTGATTTATTAGCTCAAGGAATGAGCGTAAAAGCGATTAAAGAAAAGTACAAAGACGTTAAGGAAATAGGCGGTAAGAAATGTACAAAAGAATTGTGGACTGAATTAATCAAAGAAGCAAGAAAACTAAATGAAGTTAGTAAATAAGGAAATAGAGCCACGCATTGAGGTCAAACTCAATAAAAATATCAAAGATGATGTTTCGAGCGGTATCATGACATACGGCGAAAAAAACGATTATCCGGATATTATTGAGAAACTCATATACAGTTCGCAAACTGGGAAAAGTGCAGCTAATTTATTGGCTAAATTTATTGCAGGCGATGGATTTGTTCAACCTGTTGGTAATATTGAAATAGGCAAAGATATAAGAGGCAAAAAAATAACAGTCGATAAATTACGACAACAAATAGCTGAATCTTTGGCATTTTTTGGAGGCGTTTATATACACTCAAATGTATCTATTGACGGTGTGTGTAATGACTATAAAATTTTAAATTTTAAGAATTGCAGATTTTCAAGAATGGACGACACCGGATATTGCTCACGCGTTGCTTATAATGATAATTGGTTAAAGCCTAAAGAAACGGTATTTTTTAATACTTTCAACCCCGAAATGGCAAAAGAAAATATTAAAAAATATGGTCAAGAATACAAAGGTCAGGTGTATTTTCAATTTCTAAATGACACTTACCTTTACCCTTTGAGCCCATTCGATTCAGTTTATTTGGATATGGATACTGAAAATCAAATACAGTTATTCAAAAATAGAGAAATTCGCAACGGTTTCACTGATAAAATAATAATGGTAGTGGAGAAAATGAATTCAGATGAAGAGGCGGAGGAAATGATAGACAAATGCAAATCATTCGTAGGGGCTGATGGGGAAAAACTACTATTATTTGAGGCGGAATTTGACGAAACTGGGAATATTAGAGGTAATAATTTCAAAGTTGAAAAAATTGCAACAAACATAAACGATAAACTTTTTGAAAATTGGGAGGTTTCAATACCGAACTCAATAAGAAAAGCAGCGTACGGGCTTCCTGCGGTACTTATAGACTATCAACAAGGCACATTGTCCGCAGCGAGTGGCGAAATGCTTACGCAAGCGGTAAGCGTATATAATGCCTACACGCGTGATTTACGCAAAAAGGTTGAAGAAACATTTGCTGAAATAATGAAATACAGCAAAAACGAAACTTTAAAAACTAATATTGATTGGAGTTTAAAGGAGGTGCAACTATGATTACTTGGGCAAAACAACAATCTATCAAACCTATTGCAGCGAACTCGCAAAAGAGATTTACGCAAGTTGAAAAGGAAGTGTGCGATTATGAAATAAGTAATCTTATAGGTCAAAGACTATATTCACAAGTAGAAGAAAACCCAGAAAATTATAAAGATTTGTTGGAGGGTTGTACATTCGAGTATGGTGGCGAAACTATTTCACATAAAGGCTTGGAATATGTAATAGCTTACCTTGTGTTTGCAGCTTATTCGTTAGAGAACAATCTGCAAGACACTTACACGGGAATGGTTCAAAAGCAACGCCCCGATTCAGAAACTGCACCCGTGGGACTTGTGAAAAATTTAGCACAACGTAATAGAGAAATAGCTTATAATTATTTTGAAGCTACGAAGAAATACATAGAAATAACATTCGATTGTGAGCAAAGAACTGAAAAAACTAAATACCGATTAATTGGCATTAAAAAAACTGAAAAATGAAAAGATTTTGGAGCACTATAATAGAACAAAAAGCTGCGACATCGTGGTATAAGCGAACATTAACGGCATTCAGCGAAAATAGTACAAACTTATTAGGTCATTTATTTGACAAGTTTGTGAGAACTCCTGAATTGCAGTTTGCTGAAAATATAGGATTATCTTACAATCAGGATAGTGATTCGTTTTTTATTAAATTGCAGAGCGGGACCTCAGTTACTGTTGTTGGCAACAATATGAAGCCTCAATTAGTTACATTCAAAACACCATCTGAATTGACAGGTACGAATGCGATGGATTTCAACTTAAATCAAAATTGGATAGTTTATTTAAGTGGAGAAACAACAACGATAACAATGACACCTATAACTGCATCACCCGTATTTACTTGCAATATCGAAGTAGTACAAGATGCAACAGGAGGTCGTGATTTAGTGCTTGTAGATGTTGACGGAAAGGCGGTTGTTAATACGCAGGAATTCGATTTTACAAGCGGAGAGGCAAATGAGCGATGTTTTATTACGATAAAATATTGGGTAACAGGATATAGATATTTAGTTGATAAATACATATAATTATGGAAATAAAATTACCAAACAATGCAATTTTCGATACTGAATTACAGTTTGAAAATCAAACGCAAGAGTGTCAAGCATACTTCTTTGAAGTTATGAATGCAAGTGAACCTGCAACTGTTTTAGATGACTATCAAAGACCGTTAAAACAAACTTGGAATGTAGATGCAATAGGGTTTCAAGTTTCAAGAATATCTGAATATCAAGATAATTCAGATGCTTGGACTTTACAGCATCAATATCACGAAACAGTAAGAAGTTCTTGGCATGAAGATAAAGTTTATCAAATAATAATGAGTAATGAGCAGTATGCAATAATATCAAAAGAAAATATTGATTTTGTATATGCAGAGGCAAAAAAACGAGAAAGTTATTTGGAAAATGGATATATATATCAATATACAGATATTCTTCTTGATGAACATAGAATATATTTAGAAAGTAAAGGTATAACAATTAATACGAAATAATATGGCTTGGAAATGGTTAAGAAACCCAACACTTGCTAACACTTTAGCAACAACATATGTATCACATAAAGGGAATGATACAACAGGAGATGGTACTGCTCAAAAACCTTATAAAACTATTGCAAAAGCAACAAGTGTAGCTACGGCAAATACGAACATTATGTTAGATGACGGTATTTGGTCGCAGCAGCGGACTTTGAATAATAGGGCGTTTAAGTGGTGGGGGAATGGAAGAACAGAAATTGATGACAGTATTACAGTTTTCACGATATATGGTGGTGATAATTTTAATTATTTTAATGTTTTGATTTTTGGAGGTAGTGTGTTTGGACACTATTATTGTCATTATTGCAATTATGTTCATTTTAAGGTATTAGGTTATCCATACCAAACATTTAATGGATATTATTGTAATCTATATAATATGAGTGTTATAGCTCAAGGTACTCCAACTTATCTTCACAATTGCAATATAATCAACTGCACGGGAGGTGTGGCATTAACGCTCAAAACTTTTTACAACAATGTGATTATAGGACCAGCCAGTCCTTCATTTTCAGGCATCGGCTGTGATTACAACAATTATACAACCCTTTCAATACCAACAACAAATGGAGCAAATGCTCATTCAATAAACAATGCTTCAACAGGTCAAACAGTTGCAGATTATTTCAATAATCCTGCATTAGGCGATTACACAGCAAAAACAGGTAGTGCTAATCTTGGTGCAGGATTCAATAGGCATGATATAGGCTTCTCACTTGGATTAACATTTTATGCAACGGATTCCGCATTCACGGAAGTTGGGGGTGCTACATTACGAAATGTAATCTATGAAAATGAGTGCTTTAAAATAGCACAACGTGATAAAGCTGTTGCAAGTGCTACAAATACAAGTATTACGCTTTATTCAGACGCAAAAACTGATGATGACTATTATAATGGGCTTATAATTGGCATAATTGAAGGTACAGGAGCTGGGCAAATGAGAATTATTACAGATTATGACGGTACAACAAAAACGGCAACCGTAGCTACTTGGGATACCAACCCCGATGCAACTTCACGATACACAATTACAGGTTTAATAATTTCAGGTCAAAAAGACTTCGGTAAATCATATAAAATATCACGTAATCATTTGTTTGCAAATTTTGGATATAACGAACTTACACCATCTATTTGGACTGAATTTATGGCAATTAATCCGCTTGTATCAAGTTTTGGATTAAAATATAGTGATTTTGATGATTTGAGTGGTAGAAGTTGGGTTTATTTCGGAGCAAATGGGCAAACATTATTTGACGGAACTTATGGCGATGCAGACGACAGTCATACTATTGCTAACGGTAAACCAATTCACATTAGATACGCACAGTTACAGATACCATTAATTTTTCAATTTTGAGTAATATGTTAGAATTTAAAGGAATAACATTTGAGAAGGATTACCCTGATGAGGCTGAAGCTTGTTTTTGTGGAGCTTCATTTGAAAATCATATTAATAATGGGAGTTATTGGTGTGGTAGTAGTTTTGAAATAGGAATGGATGACGATATTAATACTTTTTTTATGTTTAACGAGATATAATGGAAGAACAAATAAGACGAATAATAATAGACTTGCAGGCAGCTTCTGTAACTATTGAACAGGTATGCGGAGATACATTTGTTTATAATTACAATAAATTCGATATTGACGAATTGGAATTGACGGAAAATTTCATAAATTTGTTTGTAGAGAAAAACAAATTAAATCTGACGAAATATGAGAAGTAAATTTGGCAAAATAAATATTCGAGATGTAGTACGAGGTACTATATATTCGTTTTCGGCTTCGGTAGTAACAGCACTTGCAACAGGGCTTCAAACGGGCGAAATAAATGCAAATGCAATTGTATTAACAGGCGTAAGTACTGCATTAGGATATTTGTCAACCAAACTTTTGCAAAACGAAAACGGGGAGTTTAAACCATGACGTTAGCAATGTGGATATTAACAACAGGAATAACCGTATTACTCGGAGTAGTTGCTTTTTTTCTTAAGAGGCTTATAGATAACATAGATAAACTAAATACAACGATAAACGGAGTAATAAGCAATATGCAGCTATACAATTACAAAACCGAAGAAAATGAGGCAAAAATAACGGTTGCAAATGCTGAAATAATAGATTTGAAAGACCGCTTAAAAGTTATCGAGGTTGAACATAAAAATAGAAAATGCAAATGAATTTAACTGAAAATTTTACACTTGAAGAATTAATAGAAACTCGGCACGGGGAAAATACGCCTACTCCGGAACATATAGAAAATCTAGAACTATTAGCAATTAAAGTACTTCAACCGTTACGTAATGCAGTAGGTCAAGTGGTAGTTAGTTCGGGGTATCGAAGTGAAAGAGTAAATAAAATAGTTGGAGGCTCAACAACTTCACAACACTGCAAGGGCGAGGCAGCCGATATTATTTGTAAAAATAACAGGGCTGCATTTATATATATAGCAAACAATCTACCTTTCGACCAATTAATTTGGGAATATGGGAACGACAAAGCACCGTCGTGGATTCATGTTTCATTTAAACGTACAGACAATAGAAAACAGATTTCAAGAAAAGAACATGGCAAAGGATACGAACCATTTAAACCTCCGAGAATATGAAAACAATCGACTTGAAAGACGTTAAAACAGGCGACATTATAATGACTTCGAGCAATACGAAGTTGTCAAAAGCCATTCAATCATTTCAAAAATTGGAAGACAAACATTGGGGAATGTGGTCGCATAGTGGCATAATATGGCTTGCATACGGGCGTATAATGGTTATCGAGGCACAGAAACGAGGCATATGTATCACGCCTATTGAACATTATTTGAAGCCTGAATTTAGCCTTATGATACTTAAACCACATTTACATATTGACGGCAGCGAAATGGCTCAACAGATGCTGCCTTATTGCGGTAATACCGATTATGATTTCTTTAACCTTTTATTTTCTCAACCGATTAAAATACTGTTCAAAAAATGGATAGGTGCGAAGAAACAAAAAGCCCGTAAATTTATTTGCCATGAATGGACTGCATTTAGTTATAACAGATATTTTGAACCACGTTACGGAATTATTTTCGCAAACGAACTTCAAGTAAACGCAATAGACCTTTGTAAGTCAAAATTCTTTGATAAATTTTTAATAAATAAGTAGCTTATTTTCAATGACTTACAAATTATTTTCATTTTTTATGTAAAAAAAATCAATAAAAACTTGACTTTATATAAAAAATAGTTGTATATTT